TTTAAGTAAATTTTATACAATTATTTATGTTGCATATAAAAGACCAGCATTGCCACCAATAAATATCACCATATTAACTCTCTCTTCTATAACATATAAATCAAAGTTGTAATCAAAAACTCGCCAAGTCGGCTTATTTACAGCAACTAATTCACCAGTAGTTGGATCACATATTGTTAGAACTTGAGCATATGGATCAAATGGAGGACTTATTGTAGTAAATTCAAATTGAATATTTGTGAAACGACTCATATTCATTGCACCTGATGGTTGTAGTGAAAAAGGTGATGTATCTAAACAAAAATTATAACAATACAGGCCACTTGGTGCATTACCTGCAGTTCTAACATATTTTTCAATAAAATTATATACACCTACAGGTAAAATATTCTCTCTATATTGTCCATCTAGAACGATACCCATTACTACAAGAATCTCTTTTAAATTCTGAGGATTATATACTCCTGTTGTCATAAGACCACTTAATTGACCATTAGGATTTACGCCTGGACCAATGGTTGGTGATAAACCAAATGGATCTGGATTTGGATAATCACCTGCAGTAGATGCAGGACTTACATCTTGGGGCATATATTTATAAGGCCAATTAGTGTAATTTGACCATTCGTTTCTTAAATTAGCATCGCTTCTTTGGAAATAAAACATCCAGCTAATTACCATACCTAATGAATCTAAATTAACTTTATTTTGACCTGTTACATTATAAAAAGGTCTTTCATATATTTGTTTAATTAAATATTTTTGTTCATTCTTTGCAAAGAGTTTTGATTCATCATTGGAGAGAAAACAATAAGTACAATTCAAATTAATATCCGCATTCCATAATGTACGTGTATCTACATAAGATGTAGGACCTAATTGTTCATCTGGTGGTGTTTGTAAAAATCGATAAAATTGCATATAATATTGGTTAAAGTTTGGTGCAACATATGGAAAGTTATTATTATAATCCATAACATCTCGAATCTGGAATAATTCACAAATCGGTCTAAATGTTACGCTTATTTGCAGTTCATTATATTGTAATGATACTAATGGAAAAGCATTTTGTGTATTAAGATTAAACCATGCGCCTAAAGGAATATATAATGTACGACCCATTATAGATGGTTGTGCTCCTGCAGGACTTGTTGTATAAAAAGCATTTGGATATGTATTTACACGTGCTCCGTAATTTGCTGGGTCATTTAATTCTGCAGTATTACCAATCATCTCATCAAATAATGTTTTTTTTTCAGTAGAAAAATCTCTTTGTACAGATGATAAAATATAACGACCAGAATATTCTTGTAGTTTTTGATTACCACATGTAATTGTAATTTTATTGATCATTTGAGCACCCAAGTTTTCAATCCATTTAAATTCATATGGTGCCCAAGGTGTATAAGTTGTTGAACCATCTGGATTTAAAATTCCTTGTGGAGGAAAAATAGGAGACCATATATTGGGTAATGTAACAGAAATGTAGCAATCCATAAGCAAATCAGCATATCTTTTAACTTTAAAATTAAATGTAGACTCTGTTGTAAGTTGCAAAGAAGGTGTTCCATCCATATCTAAACGAAAATTTTGTTTGCCAAAATTGGTGTATTTTTTATAAGTTGCTTTCCAAAAAGTCTTCTCTGGATTTCCATTTAAAATTAAATTTGCATTTCCTTGAGATACAAGATTCATCAAGCCACCTGCCATGTTATGTATATAATATACTTATTTTTTAATTATTTGTTTCATGATAATATAATTTAACTAACTGCTTAAATTTAAAAATAATAATTAATAATTGAAAATAATAATAATTAATAATATTAGATAATATTAGATAATTATGTCATCGAATCCAAATGATTATTTACGAGCTATTAAAAATTTAGACGAAAATTTTCAATCATATATCATAATTGCTATTATTTTATTGATTTTAACCATATTTATATGGTATATGATTTATCTTTCAAGATTAGAATCAAGCGAATCTAACTATATGAATAATTTATATTCTTCAGTAAATGGTAATTTAAGACCAATTAATTCTACAGATTCTGATTGCAAGTTTAATTTATATGATTATTATATTAAAACTGCTTATAATGCATGCAGTGGTGGTTCTTTAAAAAATGATTTTGTTGATATAAATATTCTTAAATCTATTATAAAACAAGGTGTTAGATGTTTAGATTTTGAGATATATTCAATAGATGATAAACCAGTTGTAGCAACAAGCACATCAGATGATTATTTTATTAAGGAAACATTTAATTCAGTACCTTTTGCAGATGTAATGAAGACAATTCAAGGTTATGCTTTCGCAGGAGGTACATGTCCTAATCCTACTGATCCATTAATTATTCATTTAAGAATCAAGAGTAATAATCAAAATATGTATACTAATTTAGCAAATATTTTTAAATCTTATGATTCAATTATGCTTGGTAAAGATTATAGTTTTGAGAACTCTGGAAAGAATTTGGGATCTATACCACTTTTGACATTTCAAAATAAGATCATTTTAATAGTAGATAAAATAAACAATGCCTTTTTAGAAAACCAAGAATTTTTAGAATATGTAAATATAACTAGTAGTTCGGTATTTATGAGAGCTTATGAGTTTTACAGTGTAAAAAATAATCCAGATATTAATGAATTAACTGAATATAATAAAAGATCTATGACTATTGTTTTGCCTGATAAAGGTACAAATCCAACAAATCCAAGTGGACTTTTATCTAGAGAAGCAGGTTGTCAAATGATTGCTATGCGTTATCAATACGTAGATAATTTTTTAGAAGAAAATACTTTATTTTTTGATAGAGTAGGATATGCATTTGTTTTGAAACCAGAAAGATTAAGATATAAAGTAGTTACAATTCCTACACCTACACCTCAAAATCCAAATTATTCATATGCTACTCGTAATATTGCAACAGACTATTATAATTTTAACTATTAAATATAATATTATACAAATTTAATTTTATTTGAATAATATAAGGATGACAAAAGATAAAAAAATATGCAAAGATTTAAGTTTTAGTGAATGTGAATTGGCCATTTTACGTATGGCTGTAGATAAAGCAGAAGAAAAAATTGCAAAACGTGTTGTTAATTCTGATGATATTAGAAAAATAATTAAAATTGTAGAAGATTTTTTACAGCGTAAAAATTTAGTTTGTTATGGTGGAACAGCTATTAATAGTATTTTGCCTGAAGAGGATCAATTTTATAACATGGATGTTGAAATACCAGATTACGATTTTTTTTCACCAAATGCGTTAGAAGATGCAAAAGAGCTAGCTAATGTATATTATAAAGCAGGGTTTACTGATGTAGAGGCGAAATCAGGCCAGCATCATGGTACTTTTAAAGTATTTGTAAATTATATACCTGTAGCGGATATAACTCAATTACAAAAGGAAATATTTGATTCTTTAAAAAAAGATGCAATCCGAGTAGCAGGTATTTTATATGCTCCTCCTAATTTTTTGAGAATGTCAATGTACCTAGAATTATCTAGACCAGCAGGTGATACATCTCGATGGGAAAAAGTTTTAAAAAGATTAATGTTATTAAATAAAAACTATCCTTTAACTACTATTAATTGTAATAATATTGAATTTCAGAGAGAAATGAGTGAAAAAACACACGCAGATGATATTTATGAAAATGTTAAAAATACATTAGTAAATCAAGGTGTTATCTTTTTTGGTGGTTATGCTATATCTATGTATTCACAATATATGCCAAAACATTTAAGAAAAAAATTAGAAAAAATAGCTGATTTTGATGTATTATCAAATGATCCAGAAACAACAGCTGAAATAGTAAAAGAAAGATTGAAAGATATAGGTATTAAGAATGTCAAAATCATTAGACGAGAACAAGTAGGTGAAATAATACCATATCATTATGAAATTAAAGTAGGTAAAGATACTATAGCATTTATTTATAAGCCAATCGCATGTCATAGTTATAATATTTTGAATTTACATGGTCAAAAAGTTAAAATAGCAACTATAGATACTATGTTGAGTTTTTATTTAGCATTTTTATATGCAGATAGACCTTATTACAATGAATTCTTAGAGAGAATATTATGTATGTCAAAATTTCTTTTTGATGTTCAACAAAAAAATAGGTTAGAACAAAAAGGATTATTACAACGTTTTAGTATTATTTGTTATGGTCATCAAGAATCAGTAGAAGAAATGAGAGCTCATAAAGCAGAAAAATATAAAGAATTAAAACTGAAAAAGGATAAAAAAAATATGAAAGAATTTGAAGAATGGTTTTTAAATTATAAACCAGATGAAAATAAAAATAAAATAAATAAATCAACAAATGATAAAATGAATAAATCAACAAATGATAAAATGAATGATAAAATAAAGAATAAAAAGAAACAAAATAGTAAAACAAAAAATATATCTAAGAAGAACGTATTAGATATTTATGGAAGAAAAACAAGAAGAAATAAGAA